GACGGCCGCTGCATCCGCCAGCGAGACAGCGGGCGCCGCCAGCGCGGGTGGTGCGGTCGCCGGCTCGGGCGGGACGGCCGGGGCCGCCGCAGGCACCGGGGCCGCGGCCGACGCCGCTACCGGGACCTCATCTCTCGCCGGCATGGCATCGGGCAGTGCGACCGCCACCGAGACGGCAGCCGGAGGAGCGGCAGCCTCGGGAACGTCCGGCGGGATCGGCGCGGCCACGGCGACAGGCATCGGGGTCGGCCAGATCGCCGGTGCTGGGGCGGGGACCGCGGCCGGGGCCGCGGGTGCCACCGGCGCCGCGGCACTAGCCGGGGACGCCGCTGGGGCGGGCGCAGCCGTGGCAACCGCAGCAGCAATCGCCGCCGCCGGCGGGACGACTGCAGGATCGGTCGCTGCATCCGTCGAGGCCGGAGGGACCGTCCAGGCCGCTGGCTCGAGCGGCGGGTCAGCGGCCACATACATCACCCTCCCCGCGTCCGCGCCCCCGACCGTCGCGGCGCCGCCGCCGCCTCCCGTCGAGCTCGCCATCGCCGCCGTCCGCCGCATCCCGACTATCGCGAGCAAGGGCGTGGCCCTCGGCGTGATTCGGGCCTTCTTCCCCGGCGCCACCTTCTCCAAGATCAAGGGCCTGGAGAACGTCATCGAGTGCACCGTCTACCGCAACGGCCGCTACCGGACCCTCCAGTTCGCCAAGGTAGGCACCTCCTGGCAGCGGACCGCCGTCATCCCCCCGGGGACGAATAGCAAGGGGTAGCGGCGCCGCAGGCGCACGAAGCGCCGGAATTGGGGCGGGCCTGTGCCACGTGGAACCGTATTACGTAATTAGGGCCGCGTGGATGGCGAGACCGAGCAACCGAAGAAACGAGACGGCGCCGCTGACGGTGCGCGTGAGCCCCGCGGAGCGGGCGGCGCTGCGCTGGAAGGCCGAGCAGGCGGGAATGCGGGTCAGCGATGCGGCCCGCGCGGCCTTCGAGGCATGGGAACCGGCGCAACGAGATGTGCGTCCGCGCCGCGATAATGCCGAATTTGCGGGAGGCGAATAGCGTAATACGAATGGCAAACACGCGAAAAGACGAACGGAAGTTGTCGCCGCTGCAGGAGCGGTTCGTGACGGAGTACATCATCGATCTGAACGCGACGCAGGCGGCGATCCGTGCCGGCTACAGCCCGAAGACCGCGCAGATGCAGAGTTCGCGGCTGCTATCAAAAGCTATGGTTGCCCAAGCCATAGCCGCGGCCAAGGCGGCCCGCGCGGCCAAGACCGGGATCACCGCCGAGCGCGTCCTGCGGGAGTTGGAGCTCCTTGCGTTCTCGAACCATGCGCACTTCTCGGTGGACGACACGGGCTCGGTCCAGCTGGTGAACGACGCGCCAGAGGAGGCCCACCGATCGGTCTCGGCGATCAAGCACCGGATCGAGTCACGCGAGGACGGCCTCGTCACTCGGACGGTCGAGATCAAGTTGTGGGACAAACCCGGCATGTTGAAGCTCGCGGGGCGGCACGTCGGCCTCTTCCCAGACAAGCTGGAGCTGTCGGGCAAGGATGGGGCTCCGCTCTTCCCGCCCGAGGCCAAGATGACCCGCGCCGAGATGCAGCGGGAGATCGAGCGCCTGGAGGCGCTGGCTGCGGCCGGCGACGACCCGAAGGAAGAAGGCGATCAGGGCGAGGCGGATCCGCCCAGTGAGACCTGAAGACCGTCTCGCGCTCGCCCGGGTGCGAGCCCAGCAAAAACTCGGGGTCGGCCTCCGCGGCGAGCGGCTGCACGACTACATCATGCGGGTATCGCCGCATCACCCGCCCCCGCGCCACCTGAAGCTCATCATCTCGCACCTGGAGCGGGCGCAGAGCGCGACGCAGACGGTGCGCGTGGCGTTCTCGATGCCGCCTCGGCACGCGAAGACCACGCTCATCCAGCACGCGATCCCCTGGTGGCTGAGCAAGTTTCCGCAGGAGACATGCGCTTACGCCAGCTACTCGGATCGGCAGGCGTGGTCGAAGAGCCGGGTCATGCGGACGATCGCCGGTTACTCGGGCGTCGCGATAGCCGGCGACCAAGCGAACGTCGCCGAGTGGCGGACGCCGCTGGGCGGTGGGTTGCTGGCGGTCGGTGCCGGGTCGGGCCTCACCGGACAGGGCGTCAGCGGCCTAATGGTGGTCGACGACCCGTTCAAGAATCCCGAAGACGCCCAGAGCCAGATCATCCGCGACAAGGTCGGAGACTGGTTCGATGGCGTCGTCATGACTCGTCTCGAGGGCGCCGCGGTGTTCGTGCTTCACACCCGCTGGCACGAGGACGATCTGATCGGCCGGCTGGCGAAGCGCGCCGGCTGGGTGGTGATCAACCTGCCAGCGATCGCCGAGGACGACGACATCCTCGGGAGGGCGCCGGGCGAGCTGCTCTGGCCGGAGCGCCAGGAACTCACGAAGGCGATCTATGAGGCGAAGTCGAACAACGCTTTTCTCTTCGCCGCTCTCTATCAGGGGCGGCCGAGACCGCGCGGCGGCGCCGTGTTCGGGCAGCCGCACTATTACGACCCTGACACGACAGACTTCGAGGGATGCCGGTTCGTGCTCGCCGCCGATCCGGCTGCGTCGACCAAGACGTCGGCGGACTTCAGCGCGGTCGTTGTCCTCTCGGTGCGTGGCCACGGGATCGAGAGAAAGGCGTATGTGCGAAAGGTCTATCGCGAGCAGGTAGCGATCCCGCAGTTCGCCCAAGACCTCCTGGCGATGCAGGGCGACTACGGCGAGGCCGAGATCAACATCGAGGCGGTCGGCGGTTTCAAGGCGATCCCGCAGATGCTCCAGGCCATTCGGCCGAACCTACGCATTAACGAGATCGTGCCAATGGGCGACAAGCTCATGCGTGCCCAGCCTGCCGCGTCGGCGTGGAACGAGGCCAGGATCCTGGTGCCAGGGAAAGCGGGAGCGACCGCAGCGCCGTGGCTCGGGCCGTTCCTCGATGAGATCGCCAAATTCACAGGCGTGAACGACGAGCACGACGACCAGATCGATGCTCTCGCGCACGCCTGGAACTCGGACGTGGTGCCCCGCCCGAGCTGGTCAGACGTGCTCTAGGCCGTGGGAGGCGTCGGTTCGGCAGGATCGGCGGGGTCCGCCGGATCGGGCGCGGGAACCAGTGCCGCGGGAGGTGGCTCGTTCTCCATCTCCTCGATCAGCTTGATGTCGGCGTCTTCCTGAGTCTTGTAGGTGCCGCGCGAGCGGTTCTCTCGAGCGACGCCGGCCGCCGTGATCGCGCCCATCTTGAAGTAGATCTGGTCGGTCTGCGCCCAAAGGTTGGCGATCGTGGCCTGCTCTTTGGGGTCCATCTGCCGCAGCGGGCAGAACGAGCGCACGTAGTTCTCGGGCATCCGGCCGAGGGTGGAGCGGATGAGCACCTCGTCGATGCGATCGAGTTGCGGCGCGAGGTACGTGTCGCGGTAGGCGTCGACGGCGTCGTCCCAATTGTCCTGGCTGTGCTCGCCGGTGGAGTTGAGGCCGCCTGGAGACTCGCCGAAGAGCGTCGTCATGGGGATGCCGGCCGCCACGCACACGGCGAGCGCGAGCTTGTCCATCACCTTTTCGACGCCCGCGAAGGTGATTTCCTTCTTCTCGTACTTGTCGCCACCGACGCCGTCCTTGCCACCGTCGAGGACGAGCGTCTTCCAGACGCCCTTCGAGAGCTGCGCGGTAAGCAGACGCTTCTCGACCAGCTGCTCACCGTTCGGCTTGATCAGTTCCTCGCGGAGGCGGTCCATGTAGTGGACGTCGACCGTGGCCTCGTGAACCATTGAGGCAGCAGCGGCCTCGGCGGTGTCGAAGTTCTTCACGGTCTCGATCACGCGCTGGAGGACGCTGTCGTCCCAGCCCTGGTTCCAGCCGTACTGCTTCACGAAGTAGGGCGTGAGGCGCCCACCGAAGACCACGACGCGGGACCAGTGGACCTCGACGGAGGACTCCGCGATCCGGTAGGTGAGCGGCTTGCCGAAGTTGGGGCTGTTCAGATCCTTGTCGATCTTCCCGCTCGGCTGGATGCGGTAGCGGTCGAGCACCTGGAGGTTCTGCAGCGCGCCCTTCCGGATGGCGTTCACGTTCAGCGGCGTGTCGAGCTTCTCGCCGCGCAGGATCATCACGATCGCCGCGCCGCCGTAGAGCCGGCCCCAGGTCGCGCCCTCGGTCATCGCCGGCTTGACGCCGAAGTATTTCTCCGCCGCCTCCACCAGCTTCACGCTGGCCTGGTCGTCGTCGATGCCGTCCCAGGTCCGCTCCCAGCCGACCCGGAATGCAGCCCCGACGGGGAGATCGACAATCTGGCCGGCCAGCCCGGACGAGGTGTAGGTCTCGTCGAGTTCGAACCGGTGCATGACCGTGCGGCAGTAGCTGGATCCGGTCCGCTTGTCCCGCTTCGTGCCGAGGCCCGCGATCACGTTGATGAGGCCGTCCATGCCCTTGGCGATGTTCCCGACTCGCTCGATGCGACCAGGCTCGACGTACTCGACGTCGGCAATGGGCTTCACGGTCCGGGCGAGGGCGGCTTCTGGGCGCTTTACGTGGCGGCCTGCGCGAGGCTTGCTCATGGCCAGAGGGTAACCCGTAGCGCCAAAATGTCCCAACTACCGGCCGCGACAGCGACAGGATGTCAACAGAATTTGGTATTCGTGACAATTCGGCATAGCCTGGACCGCAGAAGTGGCCCGCTCTCTCATTTCCATGCTGGTCGGCCTGCTTCCGGAATCGGCCCGGAAGAAGGCCCATCGTGCGCGGACCGCTCGCCCGGTGATGCCGAATCACCGCGCAGAGTTGAACTACCTCGGCGATCTCCTGGTCGTCGTCGAGCAGTGCCGCCGTGCCGGTCACGAGGTGGCGTCCGGGCTGCGCGTTCACTGGGATGAGTCCCTGCCGGCCACCGATGCGCGGCGCGCCGCCGACTCGGTGGCGGCGGTTCCGCCGGGGCTGGAGACCCTGCTGACCCAGGCCGCGCGCCGGTTCGGCGGTATCGAGCTGACCGCCCGCCGCCTGGCCAAGCTGGCCGCGCAGCGCACGCTCGGCGCCGTCGACGATACTTTGGCCGAGAACATCCGCCGCGCGGTCGGCGTCGACATCTCGAGCTACCTGGGCAGCGACAAGGCAATCGCCGAGGCGATGGCCACCGCGGCCCGTGCGAACGTCGACCTCATCAAGTCGATCCCGTCGCAGTACCTCGACACCGTCCGCGCGACAGTCGAGAAGGCGTTCGCGGCCGGAGAGCGGTTCGAGTCGGTGGCCAAGCGGATCGAGCACCTCGGCGACGTGACCGAGAGCCGCGCCAAGCTGATCGCCAGGGATCAGACAAGCAAGATGACCTCGAAGTTCAACGAGGTTCGGCAGACCTCGGTCGGGATCACCGAGTACGTCTGGTCGACGTCGCACGACGAGCGGGTGCGCAAGTCGCACGCCGCGCTCGACGGTACGACCCAGAAGTGGGCGCATCCACCCTCGGTCGATGGCGAGTCGGCGAACCCCGGTGAGCCCGTGAACTGCCGCTGCGCCGCGATCCCCGTGATCAATCTAGACGCCGACGAAGAAAGCCAGGCCGCGTGAAGACCGCGCTCAAGGTCATCACGCGCGACGCCAGTGGCCGCGCGTCCCGCGTCCAGGTCGCCCGCGACACCGGAATCAAGGTCGGCGACGTCCGCATCACCGACCTCGGCTACATGATCGCCGAGGACGTTCCTGTCGCGAGGACCGGCGTGCAGGAGTATTCCGCGCTGGAACTCGGCCTCGACGCCAGCATGAAGACGGTCCGGCTGTATCGCCCGCCGGAGGAGGTCTTCTCCGCCGTCTCGATGGCGACGCTGGATCGCAAGCCGATCACCTTCTACCACCCCGAGCACGGGGTCGACGCCTCCAACTGGAAGCAGACGGCGGTCGGCCGCGTGGAGACCCCGTCCCAGGACGGCGATTTCCTGGACGTGGCGGTGTTCGAGGTCAACGACCAGATCACCGTCGAGGCCGTCGCCTTCGGCGTGAAAGAGGTCAGCTGCGGCTACTCGTTCACGCTGGACATGAAGGCGGGCACGACCCCGGCAGGTGAAGCCTACGACGGCGTGCAGCGGAACATCGAGCACAACCACGTCGCGATCGTTTACGCGGGCCGGTGCGGCGCGGGCTGCGCCATCGGTGATTGCGCCTGTCAGCAGCCCGCCCACGCCCACAGCACCACCACGCAAGGAGACACGCCCATGGCCACTCGCACGATCACCCTCGGGAAGTTCCCCATCACGCTCGACGAGAAGGACGCCCTGATCGTCGAGAACCACGTCGCCTCGGCGACGGACGCTGTCACCGCCGCGACCAAGCGCGCCATCGACGCGGAGGCCGCTCTGGCAGCCCAGGGCGAAACCCTGAAGAAGCTCGCCGCCGACCACAAGGCAGCGATCGAGGCCGAGAAGGCCAAGCAGACGACCCCCGAGCAGCTCGCCGCGCTCGTCAGCGAGACCGCAGCCGTCGCGGCCGACGCCGCCTCGGTCATCCCGGAGTTCGTCGCCAAAGGGAAGACCCCGGACGCGATGCGCGTCGAGGTGCTTACCTCGGTTCTCGCCGAGGACGGCGTGCTCAAGGAGCAGATCTCAAAGATCCTCGGCGGCGCCGAGCCCACCAAGGCCGGCGACGTCCGCGTGAAGGCGGCGTTCGACACGGTGGTCGCGCTGAGCGGCTCTCGCGTCGACGCCGGGGACGAGGACGAGATCGTCAGCGCCTTAACCGGCGACAAGAAGGGCGGCTCGGGCGCCAAGACGCAGAAGCTCTCGGGTCGCGCTCTCATGATCGCTCGCTCGCGCGGAGCGGTCGCCCACCAGTAGCCACCACCGCAAACAGGAGAACGAATCATGTCCACCACCCCGACTCTCGCGAACGCCACCACCGGCGGCCCCGCGCTTGGCTACCCCGGCGATCTGGCCGATGCGTCGCCGCACGTCATCGACACCGTCCAGAACGAAAGCGCGACGGCGATCGACTTCTGCGTCCCGGTCTGCCCCGGCACCCTCGCGGGTTCCGTCAAGCCGGTCGCCAACGACACCGACGCCGCGCTCTGCATGGGCATCTCCATGCGAGATCCCACGATGGTGAACGCGAGCACCTCGGGCGTGGTGAACTACGCCCAGTACCGCGAGCTCGGCCTGATGAAGGTCGGCCGCATCTACGCCATCGCGGCCGAGGACGTGCGCGACGGCGATCAGGTCCTGATCATCACCGCGGCGTCCGCGGCCCAGGCGCAGGCGACGGCCTTCGCCAGCTCCAAGGGCGGCGTGGCCGGCTCCGGACGCGTCGCGCTCAAGGGCGCCGTCTGGCGGGCGTACCCGGGCGCCTCGGCGACGAACACGGCCGGCACCGGCGGCATCATCGA